GATGATACAGTATATGAGCTGAGCGATATCCAGAACATCACAGCCCAGCTAGCTGCTAATGGCGTTAAAGGTTACGACCAGCTGGCGGAAGCGGCTGGTAACCTGAATGCTGTTGCTGGCGGTAATGCTGAAACGTTTAAGTCAGTGGGTATGGTGCTTACCCAGACGGCCGGTCAGGGCAAGCTCACTACCGAGAACTGGAACCAGTTGGCGGACGCGATCCCCGGCGCGTCTGGTAAGCTTCAGGAAGCGCTGCTCAAGAATGGCGCCTACACCGGCAACTTCAGGGATGCCATGGCTAAGGGCGAGATCACGGCGGATGAATTCAATAAGGCTATTCTTGATCTCGGTTTCACTGATGTTGCTAAGCAGGCTGCGACTTCCACTAGCACTATTGAGGGTGCTTGGGGTAATTTGCAGGCGGCTTTGGTTACGGGTGGCATGGATATTGTTGACCGTATTAAGCCTGCGCTGACGGGCTTAATGAGTTCTGTGGCTGATGGTGCTACCGTCGCTTTTGGCTGGATCGATAAGAGTCTTTTCCCGGCGCTGGAGTCCATCTATAAGCTAGTCACCACTGGCCAGTATGATGGTAATCTTTTTGGGCTTGCCGCTGATTCGCCTGTGATTACGGCTCTGACCGAGATTAAAGACACTGGTATTTCCCTATATAACTGGGTAGTTGGCACGCTTGTCCCCGGTGTGAAGTCTTTCTTCAATCTCGCCATTAATGGCGATTTCGACGGGGGCTTCTTCGGTGTCGAGGAAGATTCCGGCCTTGTTGATTTCATTCTGTCTGTGCGCGACAACGTCAAGGATACCTGGTCGTTCCTATCTAAATCAGTTATTCCCGGCGTGCGGTCTTTCCTGAGCGACGTAATTTCGTCGCCCTTCTGGAGTACGCTAGGGGGTTTCTTTGGCTCGCTGATCCAGAATAAAACCGTTTTGACTGCTGTCGTGGGTGGCTTTATCGCCTGGAAAACGGTTACCGGCACCCTTAGCCTGGTCGCCCTGACTGTCCAGATTTGGAATAATGTCAGGGCTTGGACGGCGTCTAAAGTGGCCAAGGCTGCTGACCTTGCTGAGACTATCGCGCTTAAAGCCATGTTGGCGGGTGATTTTCTGCGTAGCATTGTGCAGCAGGGTGTGCAGGTGGCGCGTACTACGGCGGCTTGGGTGGCGCAAAAGGCCGCCATGGTTGCGGGTAGGGTGGCTACCGGCGCGTATACTGCGGCCCAGTGGCTGTTGAACGCGGCTCTGAACGCCAACCCAATCGGGCTTATTGTGGCGGCTATTGCCGCCCTGGTGGCGGCGCTTGTCCTGGCGTATAACAAATCTGAGACCTTCCGTAACGTCATTAATGCCGCCTGGTCGGGTATTCAGAGCGCCGTGGGCACTGTGGTGGGTTGGTTCCAGTCATATGTGCTGCCGGTGTTCAAGGCCATCTGGGAGGGTATCAAGATCGCGATTTGGGTTGTGGTGTCTGCCGTCGCAATCTATATCAACACTTGGAAGGCCGTTTTCCAGGGTATCGCTGATTTTCTTGTCACTTATGTGTGGCCTTATATTCAGACTGCCTGGAATGGTATTCAGGCTGGTGTGCAGGCGCTTTGGGGTTACATCCAGACGGCCTGGAATGGCATCCAGTCGGCTGTGCAGGTGGTGGCTGATTGGATTAGCACCTATGTGCTGCCTGCTATTTCTGCGGTGTGGGATGGTATCAAGACGGGTGCTAGCCTCCTGTGGTCTGGTATCCAGTCCGCCTGGAATGGTATCCAGTCGGCTGTGCAGACTGTGGCGGGCTGGTTCCAGTCTTACGTCCAGCCGGTGATTAATGCCGTGTGGGACGGTATCAAGAGCGGCGCTAATGCTTTGTGGTCTGGTATCCAGGCCGTCTGGAATGGCATCAAGGCCTCGGTAAATACCGTGGTGGGCTGGTTCCAGTCTTACGTGCAGCCAGTAGTTAGTAGCGTGTGGGACGGTATCAAGAGCGGCGCGCAGTCGCTCCAGTCGTCTATCACGTCGGTATGGAATGGCATCAAGACAGCTATTAATTCTGTGGTCAACTGGATGAGTGGCGCACTTTCGACGGCTGTTTCATCGGTCGCCAGTGGCATTAAAAGCGCTTTCCAGTCCATGAAAGATGGCTTGACCAGCATCTGGAATGGCGTGAAGGGCGTAGCCGCTGCGCCTATCAACTTTGTGATTAATTCCGTCTACACCAACGGAATTAAAAAGACAGCCGATAGCATGGCGTCTAAGTTAGGCTTATCTTTCCGCCTGCCGGCGGTTGCGGCTATCCCCGGGTATGCGTCTGGTGGTGTGCTGCCCGGCTACACGCCAGGCCGCGACATCTACCACTTCTTCTCGCCCGACGGTGGTGGCGCGCTCGCCCTGTCCGGCGGCGAGGCCATAATGCGCCCGGAGTGGGTGCGCGCAGTAGGTGGCCCTGAGGCTGTGGCGCGGATGAACGCAGCCGCGCGGTCGCACTCGAACGCTATCCCCGGTGGTGACACTGGCGTGAGGTTTGCGGCTTTCGCGGATGGCGGTATTTGGGGTTCTGTCTGGGGTTCCGTCAAGGGTGCTGCTAAGAGCGCCTGGGAGTGGGCCAAGGATGCAGCCGACACGGCGGGCAAAATTATTGCGGACCCGGTGGGGGCGGTAGCGAAGTTCATTAAAGAGCCGGTGGCTGTCATGATGCGTAGCCTACCGGGTACGGGCATGATCGCTGACTCTATGAAGTCGGTGCCCAATATTTGGATCGACGGTTTTGCGCGTTGGTTGAAGGGCGAGACTCCCAAAATGGGGGCGACCGACATTGTCAATGCCGCGCGCAAGGCTATTGGCGTGCCCTATGTTTGGGGTGGTTCTTCTATCCCGCCGGGCCTGGACTGTTCCGGCTTGGTTTATTGGGCGGCCCATCAGATGGGCAGTAAGATTCCGCGTCTGACGGCGGCTGGCTATCAGTCTGGTGCCGCCTCGGGTGGTAATGCGAACGTGCCCGGTCACCTGCTGTTTTGGGGTAATCCTGCCTGGCACGTGGCTATTGCGTCTGGTGGCGGGCGTATGGTTGAGGCTCCGAAGCCAGGGTCTTTTGTGCGTGAAACGGGTATTTGGGGTTCGCCTACCGCTGGGGTGTATAAGTTCGACAATGGCGGTTACATCCAGCCGGGCGTGACTACCGTACTGAACGCTACGGGCAGGCCGGAGCCTGTGTTTACGTCCAGTCAGTGGGAGGCTTTGCAGCGTCATGCCGCTGGGGCTGGCGCGCCTGATACCCTGGTTGTGGTAGACGAAGACGGGCAGTTGATGGCGCGTATGCGCGTGGCTGCTAAGGGCGTGGTTGATGATGCTTTGGCCCCGGCGTCCCGGTCGCAGGTGCGTGACCTGCTCGGATCTGGCTTCTAGTAGGGAGATGGTGTAGTGCATGGCTACTGTATGGTCCGCGTCTAGCGGGTACATGTTTATTGGTATTGCCCTGTCGTGGTCGGGTAATCCCGCTAGCGGGTCGGTGACGGTCACGGCGGAGGTTACCGCCTGCTCAGACGGCTATGGTCACGACTGGACTAGCCAGTGGAGCTGGTGGGGCTATAGTGGCTCGGGCTCGGCGCCTTTCTCTTTCCATTCAGGTTTTGGGCAGACCATTTACAAACAAATCTCGAAGTGGTCTTTCAACGTTCCGTTGAAGTATGGGTCAACAACCAAGATCGGTATCGGCGCTAGCCTGGGGCCGATCTGGAACGGCGGCAGGCCCGCTGTCGAGAACTACATAACCCTGCCGGCGCGCCCTATCAGCGCGCCTAACGCACCCACCGGCGTGCGGGCTACTCGCGTGAGTGACTCCCAGATCACTGTCAGCTGGGCCGCGCCGCTCTCCACGGATGCGCGCCCGGTGAGTAGTTACATGGTGGAGCGCCGCGCGGATGAGTCGCCCAGCTGGGGTGTCGTGGCTCAGGTGAGGGGCGCTACGTCACTAGCGTCCCTGAATGTGTCTGCCGGTCACCGGTATGTGTACCGTGTGAAAGCCGTTAACGCTGCGGGCGGGTCTGCCTATGCTCAGGCTGACCAGGTGTATACGACTCCCCCCGCGCCGATTAACGTCCGTGCTGAGAAAAACATTGACGGCGATATCGTCGTTACCTGGGGTAATAAAGCCCCCTACACACCCACTCGGTGGGATATATACGACGGCCCGACGCGTGTCGGGCAGGTTACACTAAACACCCAGGACACGCGGTGGGTCCATAGGTCCCCACGCCTGGACGTCACCCACCAATACCAGGTGGTTTGTGTTGGTGGGACTCTGGAGTCCCCTAAGTCAGACCTGTCCAATGTTGTGCAGCTGTTGGCGCGTCCTAACGCGCCTGAGCCGGTGTCTGATGGCATTTATTTCCCATCTGACGCACCAGTCACCCTGGCATGGCGCCACAACCCTACCGACTCTAGCCCTCAGACTCGCTATATCCTCCAGTACCTGAATAAGGGTACGGGCGCGCTGGGCCCTGAGATTGATCGGCGCGACACTGCCCAGGAGGCCTCAGTCGGTTTGCTCCCGGCTGGTGTCTATGAGTATTGGGTGCAGACTTGGGGTTTGCACGCTGACGGCTCCCCCGTCTCGCGCCGCGCGACTTTCTATGTTGAGGACCGTCCGCTGGTGTCGATCCTGGCGCCGGATGAGACGGTGAAAACATCCTTTACCGAAGTGACTTGGTCGTATTCTCAGACGCCGGGCGCGCCTGCGCAGTCGCGCGCCCGTGTGGACCTGTACCAGGATAGCGGCTTGGGGCTACTGGTTGAGTCTCAGGAGGTGCGCGCCCCGGTGACTCGCGTCCGTCTGGCCACACACCTAGAGAATGACCAAACCTACCGTGTGGTTGTGGTGGCAGCTAACGCCCATGGCGTGGAGTCGCTGGAGGCGGTTCAGACCTTCACTGTCGCCTATGAGCAGCCACCCGCTCCCCACGTGCACCCTGAGTGGGATGATGAGGACGGGTGCGTGCGTGTGCGCGTGGTGAATCCAGCCCCGGAGGCGGGTAAGCCAGCAGCCGTGCGTAACCGTGTGGAGCGTAGCGACGACGGCGGGCTCACGTGGGCGACGATCACCGAAGATCTGCCGGTGTCGGGTACCTTCTGTGACTACCAGTCGACTAGTCACGGCGAGACTCAGTACCGTGTGACTGCTACGTCTGAATTGCCGTCGTCGGCGGCTACCACTGAGAGCCTGGCTATCGAGTCGTGGGCTATGTGGATCGGCGGGGGCGGAGACTTCGGCGTGACCGCCCCACTTCGGTGGGACCCACTGCACTCATGCAAGACAGGCCTTGCCAACCGCAAATTGTATCGCTTCGCGGGTCGTACCAGGGCGGTTGAGATGTCAGGACGGCACCGGGCTAAGACACTGAGCATATCCTCGATCCTGTTTGATGAGGATTGGCCGCTTATTCAGCGGCTGGAGGAGCTGTCCTATCTGCCAGGCCCGTTCTTGTACCGCGACCCTATGGGCCGTCGTGTGTATTGCTCGGTCCAGGATGTCACAGCCGACCGCGCGCTTAGTGGTAAATGGAGTGTTAAGCTGGAGATTGAGGAGGTAGACCATGACTGATAAGGCCCTCGACGCGGTGGCGGAGGCCCTGGCCGCGTTGGTGGAGGATCGCTACCCTGACAGCAAAGTGCTCCCAGGCAGCTGGGTGGTCTCCTGTGAGGTGATCATGTTGGGTGATGAGCAGGGGCGCGCTCGCTGGCTCACTGAGGGGCAGGGCTCGCTTCTCGCCAAGCGTGGCCTGCTTGAGTTTTCGCGCGATCATTTCATTAATTCAATCGAAGAGTCGGACGAGTGACTGCGCTAGACACTCACCGGCAGGCGGATTACACGGCTACGCTCCTGGATTGGGCTGACCGTGTGATCCGTCCCCTGGATGGTGTGACCGGTGGTGAGGTGACGCTGAGCAATTCGACGCGGCTGCGCGCCTCCGGAAGTCTGGATCTGACTGAGGCGTGCGGGGATGTTGATTGGATGTCCCAGCGCGTGCGTATCGACTACACAGCTAATGGCCAAACCTGGGGTTTGGGTGTGTTTCTCCTATCCGCCCCGACACGCTCCTATAGTGAGGCTGGGTCTACCTGGAGTGTGGATCTATCCTCCCCATTGGCTCTGCCTGATGCTGACTGTGTGGACCGCACCTACACGGTGAAGGCGGGCTCTAACCTGGTGGATGTGGCGGCGGGGCTGCTGCGCGAGACCGGCCTGGCGCGTCTGTCTATCACGCCTTCAACCGCCGTCGCGTCGTCCGACATTGTGTATGATCCTGGCAAATCTAAGCTCACCATAGCTAATGAGTTGCTGGCGGCGGCTGGCTACTGGTCGGCCCATCCGGACGGTGAGGGCCAGGTGCATCTTGACCCGTATGTGCGTCCGGCGGCGCGTGGTGTCGCCTACGATTTCCGGGAGGGCGCGCGATCTGTTCACCTGCCGGAGTGGGAGCGTGAACTGGACACGGCCAGTGTGCCTAACAAAGTGATTCTTGTATCTGAGGGCGGCCAGGAGAAGGCCGCCCTGGTTGGTGTGGCTACCAATGAGGACCCGGCCTCGTTTTATTCTTTCCAGGCGCGTGGCCGGTGGATCGTTGAGACACAGACCGGTGTGGAGGCCGCTAACCAAGCATCTATCGATTCTCAGGCGCGCCGCCGTCTGATTGACGTATCCACGCCTAGCGCGTCAATCACCCTGCAGCATATGCCTGTGCCGATCCAGCCTAACCAGGTGGTTGGCTTCTCCAGCCAGGGGCACAGCGCGCAGGGCGTGGTCAGGGAAATCAGCTACACACTGGACCCCACCGCTTTGGTTAAGACCAAACTTTTGGAGGTGACTGACCTGTGACTGATCTTGGCTACATCATGGGCGTAGTGGCGGGCGTGCGCTCCCGCCTGGACCTCATGCCTGTGTTTCGGTGGGCTGCCGTGGTTGGTACTAACCCGCTGCGCGTACAGATGGATGGGGACGCCACGCCGCTATCAGCGGACCCGATCAATTTTGCGGGTGACCTGAAGCCCGCCGCGCGTGTGTGGACGGTGAGCGTCAACCGGCGGCTGTATCTGCTGGGCGCGGCGCGAGACGCACAGACTGGTGACGGCGGCAATGCCGCGCCGGTGGGAACCGTGGTTGCCTATGCTGGTGCAACCGCCCCGGCGGGCTGGCTCATGTGTGATGGTACGTCATACAAGAAGTCCCTATACCCGGCGCTAGCGGCTGTCTTGGGTGTAACCGGCGAAAACTTCACCGTGCCTGACCTGCGGGGGCGTTTCCTGATGGGCACATCTGCCTCCCATCCGCGAGCGCAGACTGGTGGGGAGGAGGCCCATACTTTGACTGAGGCTGAAATGCCCGCCCACGCGCACCCGGTGATTGGGCGCGGCCTGCCGGGTAAATGGGAGCAGGGTGTAGGCATTTTCGCAACTAACCTTGGCGCTGGTTCTGGCTGGACGTCGGTGTCCTCATATGATGCGAAAGCACCGGGTTGGTTGGAGGCTAAATCCAAGGGTGGGGGTAAGCCACACAATAACCTGCCGCCTTTCTACTCGATAGGCTATATAATTAAGTCTTAAGAAAGCCTTAAAGAGTGCTGAGAGGAGAGCCAATGCCGAGCATTGAAGAATTCGCTAAGGCGATGGAATGGTGGTGCAGGTATGGCGACTTGGGATATGACCAGGCCAACCGGTGGGACTTGAGGGTTGGCGGCGAAACCGACTGTTCAGCCCTAATTATTGGTGTGCTGGACAAATGCGGTTTCGACACTGGTAACGCCACCTACACCGGTAACATGGCCGCTAATCTGACTGCACATGGCTGGGAAATGCTAGACCCTGGTGTAGCTAAGCAACGCGGCGATATTCTACTCAGCCACGCCAACCACGTGGCCTGCTACCTGGGTGATGGGCTGGTGGCCCAAGCCAGTATCGACGAGCGCGGCGATATCGCCGGCGGTCAGTCTGGCGATCAGGCTGACGAAACCAACGTCCACCCCTACTACGACTACCCGTGGGACTGTGTCCTGCGATACGTGGGTGGCGACACTAACGCCGTGTCTACCTATGGGGGCGGCAGCGTCTACAACCCAAACAGCTACGGCGAGGATTATGTACGCCAGGTACAGGACTTGCTGCTAGCCAAGGGGTACAACCTGGGCGCGGACGGCGCGGACGGTGTTTTGGGTGAGGTCACTTTCAACGCTATCAAGACCTTCCAGGCTGACCATGGCGGTCTAGCCGTCGATGGCATCCCCGGTCCCCAGACTGTCGCGGCTCTGAAGAGCGGCAGCGTCACCCCGCAGCCTGCCGTGCAGCCTAGCGTTGACGGGTACTGGGGTGAGCAGACTACCCGTATGCTGCAGGGTGTACTGGGTACCACTGTTGATGGCGAGGTTTCCAGCCAGGCTGCTGGTAACCGTGGCTATCTGGCTGGCTGCACGGGCGGCTGGGAGTTCGTGGCCGACGCATGGGCCCAGGGCTCTCAGCTGGTCGCTGCCATGCAGGCCGCTCTAGGCGTAGAGGCTGACGGCATCATGGGTCCGGCCACGGTGAACGCGCTCTCTGCCCGCTACGGTCTGGAGGGTGATGGTCACCTGGACGCCCCGTCCGCAACTATCGAGGCTATGCAGCGTAAGCTGCTGAACGGAGGCTGGTAAAAATGACTATCCCCAAGCACGCACTCACCACTGACCGCACCAAATGGGCGGCTCTAACCCCGCCGCGGCGCAAGGCGATCTACGGCATTGTGGCCGCCCTGCTGGCGCTGGGCATGGCGTATGGCCTGGTCACACCTGAGCAGTCCACCCAATGGCTGGATGCGGCAGACAAAGCGCTGGGTCTGCTAGCCCTAGTGCTGGCAGCCACCCACACGGGCGGCATCTATGAATCACCAGTCTATGGGGTACGCGGCTCTCAGGAGCCCTCCGAGTGACTCCCAGCGAGGTCGTAGCCGTAATCAGCGCCGCCGGGGTAGCCCTCGGCGGCCTGGTTACGGCTGTGTCCGTCCTGGCCGGTATCAAGTGGGGTCGTGAAAAGGCCAAGGCGGAAACCCTGCTCACCCGTGAACAGGTAGGCAAGGCCCGCGCTGAGCGGGAACAGGCCGAAACCTCGGCTACGCTAGAAGCTATCGCCGGGAAAATCGATGACAGGCTAGGCGCCCTAGAGTCCTCGCTGGCTGAGGTGCACCACGAGGTGACACCCAATCATGGCGGCAGTATCAAGGACGCGGTCAAGCGTATCGAGGCTGGGCAGGCGGCTATGCAGGCGGCCCTGGACGCGCATGGCCAGGTGTTGGCAGCTCACGGCCAGGTGCTGGACCAGATCACCGACCGGCAGGACCGGGACAGGCGCGACATCCGAGAGACCGCGAGCGCTGAGCATGAGCGGCTACGCAATATCATTACATCTCTAAAGATGGAGGAAAGCTGATGTCAGCTGAAATTAAGGGCCTGGTGCGCGGCCCTAGCGGTGAAATTGTCCCGGTGACCGTCTACCTGCGGCCCATCCCGGACCCTACCCGCGATACTGAGGGGTCGGTGATCACCGCTGGTACTGTCAGTGCTAGCGCTCGCGGTCCTATTTCGGTTTTTGTGGATCCTGGCCGGTATCTGGTGCGTGTGTCCACGCCTACCCGCGATATTGCTAACCGTGAGGTGACCCTGGCAGATAATCAGGTGGTTACTCTGGCTGAGATCGTCGGTCTAGCCACTGTCCCGTCTACGCCGCCTAATCCTGGCTCTGGCCCCAAGATCGACCCCAGCCCCAATTCTGGCTCTGGTGCTGTTTCTATCCCGCCCGACCTCGCGAATAAGCTAGCTGCCCTGGATAGTGTGACCACGCAGCTACCGGCCCTTAATCAGGCGGTAACCACGGCCACCAGTAAGGCTGAGAGCGCAGACAGCAAGGCGGAAACTGCAAGCGCTAAAGCTGAGCAGGCTAGCGCCAAGGTGGACTCACTGACTGAAACTGTGGGCTCCATTTCTGGTAAGGCTGACTCTGCTTTGAGTAAGGCTAGTGAGGTTGAGGCCCTGGCCAGGAAAAACGCTGAAGGTATTGTCGCCGTCCGCAATTCTATTCCCACGTCTGGTACGGGGGCGCCGGGTCCCAAGGGTGACCCTGGCGAACGTGGCCCACAGGGTCCGCAAGGACCCCAAGGTGTACCAGGTGAACGCGGCGAACAAGGGCTGCCCGGCCCAAAAGGTGACCCTGGTTCGTTAACTAAGGAACAGCTGGACGCGCTTAACCAAAAGCTGGACGCGCTCAGCTCCGGTGCTATGGGCAGCAATGAACAAACCATTGACGTTAGCGACACCCACACGTATTCTCTTGCGCCCGCCGCTAACGTGCAGACGGTGATTCTAACCAAGTCTAAGCCGGGTATTGTTGACCTCACCCACCCCGATAACATTACTTGGGTTCCTGCCCCGCCTGAGCTAACCAGTAACGTTGGTAGCGTGGTTTACTTGGTTTTTATTAAGACCGGGTCTGGCTACCAAGGCTACAGCGCGGGTGACCTTGACGATATTAACGAACTGCTATCCACCCTGCCCCCAATGAAGTCTGTTATCCCGAAACCCATCGACAATGGATGGGCATACGGGGGCACCCAATATTTGGGACTAATCAACACTGTGACCGGTAGTAGCGCCGATGGTTTTACCATTAAGGTAACCCGAAATGTTCAGTCAGTGCTACCGAACTCCAAACGCGCGAACAGCGATTTTTGGAACTACACTGAGGACGCTACGGGAACCGAAAAAGCCAAAGTCAAAAACGGCCCTCTATCCCAAATTGGCCGTACTGAGTTGAAGCTGGGCAAGCCAGTTGTAGCTGAAGCAACCATCACAAGCGACAACAACCAGTACAGTTTCGGCATTTTTGGTGCGCTCTACAACGAAAAGCTACTAAGCATTTCCATTAACCCGGCCCTAGTGTGGGAGCTGGGCGCCAACGGTGTACCGGGCACCAATACTAACCTCAAGGCGCAGCCTGGCGACTCAGTCCGACTCAAATACGATGGCAAGGCATGCACCTACTACCTGAAACCGGCGGGTAAGGATTCATGGGTTATGCTGGGGTCTCTAGCGCCGAAGCCGTTCGGGCATGAAGAAAAAACTCTCTATTCTAAGATTGACACTAACGCAGGTATGACTATCACCGGCTGGCGCGCTACCGGGGAGTTTGCCTAAATGAACAGCAGCTATGAGCTACTAGCAATGATCCTGGCAGGGCTAGCCAACAAAACCAGCGGCCCTGCCAGGTCAGCTGGTTTCGACGAAACCTACAACATTGTTGTAGACGCCAACTCGTTATTCGCTAGGTGGGTTGCGCCCGGTATCCAAGATGTTGCAGGCTTTAAAAACCTGATCCAGTCCACCGGCGCTAACGTCGGCAACTGTGCTATCCCCGGCCAGACCTGGGCTGACATGACTAAAAACGCAACCGACGTTCAAGGGCTGTGGCGTGACGGTAAAAAGAACATCCTGGTTACCGGCGAGACCACTAACTCTATTTTCGTTGAGGGCGCCACGGTGGCTAAAACAGTGGCCGACGCTAAAGCTTACATTGCCGCGCGCCGCGCCTCTCAAAAATGGGCTTATGTTGTGTTGTGTGGCACTATCCCGCGTGGGGATAAGGCTACAGCTCAAGAAAACGTTGAGCTAAACCGGCGTCTAATCGACGCTGACAACCAGCTCAAAGCCGACGACAGTCTATATAACACATGGGTTGACTTCAGGTCTTTCTCCCCCGAATGGTTTGGCCTGCGCCCTGACGGCCACACCGCTAAGTTCATGGACAGCACAGCCACGTGTAACCCGGTAGGCGGCAAACCCGACATGATCCACCCCATCGGCGCGCCGCGCGACGCGTTCGCAGACGCCATTGCGGACGGCATTAAACAGTTACTCAGCTAGCTAACGGTTCGCGCTATCAGGGTCCCTTGTGCCCCGCCAATCTAGTGGGGCACAAGGGACTAGTTTTTGTTTACCAGGCGAAGCTCCAGCGCGACAGCTGGGGGCGGCGGGGGAGCAGGGACGGGGCGTCCAGTACGGCGGTGCGCACCAGGTCCACTAGCTCCCGTAGGGTGAGGCGGCAGTAGAGGTGGCCAGCGTAGAAGCCACGGTCGGCTTCGTCCCTCTCGTGGCCCCAGGTGGGCTCGTAGACGCTGTACACGTCATAGATCAAGGGGAGAGCCTGCTCTACAGTGATGGCGGCGGGTACGTGCCGGGCTACCAGCTGCACCAGAGCGGTAGCGACCATGTCCTTGTCTGACTGGCGGATGATCTGGATTTCACGGCCACCGCTGGTCCGCACAATGGCCTCAGCCTTGAAAGCCTTGGGGTTGAGCTCGCTGCTGTGACGGAAGGTGTTGAACTTCTTGGTGTTCATTGGGGTTGTCCTTTCGGGTTGTGTTGCGGTGGTCGCCGTTTTCCTTGGCGACATAAATAGTATAACGCACCCATTCTAGAAAGCGCTATACTCAAAAAGCGTGAGCCCAACCACATTTAAGCGCTGTGGCCTCCCCACCAGATCCAGTAGAGAGGCCACAAAGGCGTTTTATTCAGACCCAATCGCGCGTTGCCGGTGCTCTAGCTGCGTCGGAGACAGCCCGATATCGCTAACATAGCCATCAGTAGATCCAGCTAGCCTGCCTGCCGCATGCTGCAGGATGGCTGGCGCCTCACGGATAGATGGGAACAGCTCTCGCAAGTAATCCTCAGCCCTATCAGCCCGCCCAGCCAGTACTAGCTGTGCGCCGGGCTCTGTAGGTGGGGCCTCAGGATCGGCATTGCTCAGCGAGCGCTTGGTATTGTCCTTTATCCGCGCAGCCACACCATAGAAATACCCCTGCATGTAGCTGCGCCGGAATTTCTGCTTGTCCGTGTCCGACCAGAATTGCCTACCCTCCATGCGCTCGCGGAGGGCCAGTGGAGCCTGGATCATGATCGACGCGTAGAGCTGATTCACCCTGGCTAGATCCGCCATTTCGCCAGCCACCATCACGCGGGTGGAGCGCTTTTCAGGCCAGAAAACGCCCCTGCAGTCTAGTGCCTGGGCTAGCTCGCACAGGCCACGCGCTACACCGGGAGCCACAGATCGCGCGCCACCAGTAACCGTGATAGTCAGGATCTTTATTTCCCCATCCTGGTGGAGCTGGTCAGGCTGCAGCCGGCGCCGGACCATTAGCTTCTCCGCCCTCCGCATGGCCCGGTCACGCTCAGCGCTAGAGGCTCCCGGATCCTCAGCCAGCCGCAGCAAATGCTGGATCTCGTCTACTATACGCATCAGTCGTCACCCCTGGCTGCCGTGACTCCCGCCTGGCCCTGATAGTGGCTGCCTACCTGTGGGCTACCGTAGGGGTGCATGCACGGCTGGTCCAGCATGTAGAAGCACAGCTGCCCGATAGGCATGCCAGGATATATGAGGGCGTCGTCAGGCGATAGGTTGGCTAGCTCCAGGGTTAGCTGACCCTGAAAGCCCGGATCCACAAAGCCCGCGCTGATGTGGGTGAGGAGCCCCATGCGGCCTAGCGTGGATTTACCCTCGAAACGCGCTGCCAGGTCGCTAGGGATACTGAGGGTCTCCTGGGTGCAGCCCAGGATGAAGCTCTGGGGCCTCAGCAGGATACCCTCCGGCGGCAGCGTATGGGATAGATTCCCGGTGCCCGCGCGGCGGTTGGCGGGCACCAGGATAGACTCTCCTAGCGTCAGGTCCACGCTGGCAGGCTGCAAAACTAGCGGTGTGGGAGTAATGGCTAGCCTGCCGCTACGCAGCGCCTGCCGGATCCCAATATCAGACAAAATCATTTTGTGCGTTCCTTTTCTATAAGGTTGACTAGGTATTTGACCCGGTCCAGGTACGCTACTCTAAAAGGGATGACGTATAGGGAGTCTACGGTGGTGAGACAAAGCAGCATGCACCCTTTGTAGTCCCCGATTTTCTTGGGTGGAGGCGAGATGCATATGGCCCCCACCTGTGAGGCGCATATGGGGCGTAGGACGCTGGGAAGCTGTAGGCGCCCCTGCCTAGGCCAGTAAACCGCCTTCCCAAAACTGGACGGGACTACGACGCGTCCAGGGTATTTCCGGCTCATGACAGCCCCTTGTTGTAGTAGAGGCGGACACCCGGATCCTTGGGGTCACGCGTGATAGCCGTGAGGAAATTCATCAGCGCCTCATCGGACGTGTGGTGTGCGATCGGGTAGTAGGCGCCCCAACCAGCACCAATGAAGGAGATTAGCGCCTGGTAGGTGCCGCGGAATAGCACCCTAATCCGGGTGAGGCATCCTAGGTCTATGGGGCCCCTGCCGGGTAGGAAGAGCCTCCCCGATCCTAGGTTGTAGTGGATCGCCTGCAGGCTCCCGGCTATGTCCACCCAGATCCGATGGGTGCGCAGAGTCTTCCCATCACACTCTATCTGGGCGTTTGAGGCTGGTGGTGCGATGCCTACGATACGCACCACACCAAGGCTATCTATTATGCGGATGTAGTTGTCATTCATTGGTGCTAGCTCCTTAGATCCCGGTGTGCGATAACCGCCTGTACCAGCCAGTCTGCACGCTGGGCGTGTTCGAGGCTGAAAAAGTAGCTCTCGGCTGCGCGCCGTGTGCGTAAGTAGATGCAGCCCATCTCGTCGTCGAGCTCCTCCCAGCTAATGTCGTCAATCTCGGCGACATCCAGCCCACCGAAGTGCCCAGGCAGGAAGATGGTGTTCTCGTGCATGTAGAAGACAATGTTACTGCTGTATTCGTCGACAGGTAGCGTCAGGGTCCCCACGGATCTCACTCGCTCCCTGGGGCTAGCGCGAGGTTGGTGAGGCGGAAGCTGCCGTTTACGATGTCCGCGAGCGCCTCACGGATGGTGTCAATGCCGGGCTCGTTAGCGAAAACGGCCTTGTAGCGCTTGCCGTCGGCGCCCTTGAGGTTAGCGAGCCAGCCCTTGTCCCAGGGGTAGAGGCTCAACCGTCCGATCTGGTTGGAGGTGCTGAAGCTGAACCAGTCAAGCCCGTTGGGGTTGTTGGTGGCCTTGCGGTTGACGTAGACGTCGGCGACGAGGTGCTTGGGGCCGCCGCTGCTACGGTTGGTTACGACTAGGAAGAAGTCGTATAGGCCGAATTGGGGTGTCATTGGTGTTGTCCTTTTGGGTTGTAGTGTGTGGTCGCTGTTCTCTAGCGACATGAATAGTATAGTGCATACAGATTAAAAAGCGCTACCCTAGAATATCGTGCGGTAGATCACTCTTTACGGTACCGGCCACACACATACCCAGCCGCATCCAACGGCAAGCCCTCACCCCAGGCAGGCGCTCGCGTCATAATGCCCCTAACCCAGTCAACCGAACCCGAGTCAGCACCCTCCACCAGCACCTCATCATGAACATGACCCACCACGCGAGCACCCGCACTATCCAGACGCACCAGCGCCTCACCCAACACGTCCCGCGCAACCGCCTGCGTGACATTCTCCGCCAAACGACCCCCATAGGTATCCCTGCGAGCGCCGCTCTTAGCCTCCACAAAAGACAACCGCTGACGCCCACCCACCCGCGTGACCCTCACACCGTGATACACCAGCGGCCTACCACTAGGCAGCCACACCAGCCTATCCTCACCGCGAGCCTCCACCCACAGGCGGTCACCCACCATGCCCCCATACAGGAACGCGCGCTCCAGCAGGCCCCATAGAGCTACGATGCGTGGGTTAGCGGCCCGCCACTGGTCAACAATCTGCTGCAATAAAGTGTCTCCACCCAGGCGCTCGCCACCCATGGCCTTGAGGCTACCAATGCCACCGCCGTAGCCCAGGGCTAGCACGGCCACCTTGCCCTCCTTGCGCCCCATGCCGCCGCCCATGCGCCTGGCGGTCTCCGCATAAATATCACGGCCAGCCGCAAACGCCTCTAGCGCCCAATCCTCACCTGCCAGCCACGCCACCACGCGCGCCTCAATCGCACTATAGTCACACACCGTAAACGGCCCCACCATCAACGGCCTCACCAGGGCTTTCAACGTGTGAGGGTCAATACCCGCACCCAAAAGCGTGTCCGCAATAGCCACATTCTGCCGGGCCTCACTGTCGAAGCCATCACGTGGCAAATTCTGCAGCTGCAAGCCGCGCCCAGCCCATCTACCTGTGTGCGCACCAAAAAACCTAAAACCACCACGCAGGCGGCCATCAGGCGAGGCGGCCTCCAGGGCCGCACCAAATTTTTTATGCGCCGTCAGTGACATTGACTGGCGTAGCTCTAGCACCTGACGCTGCACGGGTGCAAGTGTGTCCCCGGCCAGGGCGGCGCGCACCGTCTCAGCTCGCAGGTCAGGCAGGGCGCCGCCCAGCCAGGCGAGTAGCTGCTGGACCGAGCGGGGATTAGCCAGACCGGTAAGCTGCTGCGCCTGGTGCATGTCTCGCTCATAGCCCCTATCGGCTGCGTCTATAGCAGCCCTCGCCAAGGACAGGTCCACGCGGATCCCCGCGTCGTTGACGCGCTGGTCAGCCTCATAGATACGGCGCTCCATGCCAGTAGGCCAAGCTCCAAACATGGACTCTAGCCGGTGCAGCATGTCTCGCATTGTCTCCACATCCTGGACACAGTAGCGCACGAACTCATCCCACTGGGTGGGGTGATCCGCTGGGAGGCGCCGCCTACCCTGCCTATCAGGCGAACAAAACAGCTTAATGAGACGCGTGCCCGCCTCATCCTTGGGCGCAGCCCCCAACGCCTGCGCGCCCTGTTTTAGGCTCTGCGGGTACCCCCACTCAGCCATACACGCCATAGTGTCAAGCCACTCACTGGCTGGCAGATACTCCCCCACGGGCAGCCCACCCAGGCGAGAGAGGCACACCCGCTCAAATTGTGCGTTATGCGCCACCCTCTCCACGTCCTCGCCATTGATTGGGGCGAAAAGCCCAGGAATACGCCGGATCTCATCCTCACCCACCGCTACCTGCACCGGGCTGTCATCCAGAGCCCACGCAGCCATAAGCACAGTAAACTGCGGGTCTTCGCTGTATTTGTAGACGCCTAACTTGATGTCCGTGGGGCTATAGGTCTCAATATCGATGTATAGGCGCTTCACTGGTGATCACCGTCCTGAGGGTCACGCAGGTAACACCAAACCAGGGTGGAGATGGTGAAAACCAGGATGCTGGGTGCGGTGACTGGCCAGGGCGCTCGCGGTAGGGCGGCCATGCCCGCGAGCGCACACAGCAGAGATAGTAAGGCGGTGAGGGCGGCTGCGAAAAGGCCCCAATTCATGTGACGTTGTTTCACTGCTCTGCCCCTTCCTCGGGTAGGTCTAGGATGTGGTTGGCGTACCAGCGCTCACGCAGACGCGCGGTACGCCGCCGGTTGCGGACAGCCGACACAGAGCGCTGCAGCTGCGCGGCGATGTCCGGGACGGTGCGCGAGTAGTCGCCTGCGATCTCATCCTCCCAGGGCTCCCAAGGGCGGCTGTTACGCACAGCAGCCGCCTTAGAGGTGGCCTGCTGCTTGGCTAGGCGCTCGCGGTTATCGGCCAGGTACTCGCGTAGCTGGGGTAGGCGGTCGCGTCGACGCTTAGCGCCTTGGGCTCGGCATTTCTGGCAGCGGCAGCCGCGCGTGTATCCGGACCAGGTGCCATGGTAGATAGGCATGGGGTAGTTCCTTTCGGTTCGACAACAAAAACAGTATAGCGCATACAGAGTGAAAGCGCTACCCACAAAACAAAATTGATCCCCTACCGTGTACATCACAGTAGGGGATCAATCGCTCAAAGCGGCTCTAGTCAGAGCACGTCATATGGATCCTGAGACTCATCATCACCCAGAGCCTCAAAATCATCCTCAGGCCGCGCAGCGCCACCACCAAGCAACTCACCGTCGGCCAGCTTCTGCACGTTCTCCAGCCCGAAGGTCACGCCACGGTTACCGCTGGAGTTGTAACAGTAAGCGGAGATAGATACGCGAGCGATCATACCGGAGTAAATCTCGCTTGCATCCATGATCGGGTGGAGGTTACGGTCCACCACGCCCGGACGGCGAGTAGACGAAACATTCATGAAGAAACAACCCTGCAGCTCAGGGTTACGGTCCAGGTCCGCGTCCACATCACCGTCACGCAGCGTGTAGCGTAGGTTGCGAGGCACAACCCCACCAAACTTGGACTTCTGCTCCTCAATCGCGGCCTGCTGCGCGGCCTTGATCGCCGCCAGCGTGCGCTTCGCGGTCTTGGGAATGATCAGCATGCAGGAGTACTTGGGCTCCTGGTCAGGGGATGACGCGTAGGGCTCAACCAGGTGGACGTACCCTAGGCGGATACCCTCGGACTTGTCGGTGACAACTTTACGTAGGTTAGCCATGTTAGTTCTCCTCAAATAATCGGTTATCGATGATCGGTTAGTTAGGCCGCTTGGCGCGGCAATAAGATAGTACCACGCCAAGCGGGGATAGCGCTATCCAAAATCCTCTACTGCAGAAGACTCCCGGGTGACACTTGGGCGGGGGTCATCCTCCCCCACCAGAGACAGGGGACCCTCACGACGCTCCATATAGGTCCCAATAATCCCCGGCAGGTCCTTTTTACCCACCAGCTTCTCCAACTGGCCTAGCGGCTTGACCTTGAAGTCTGCCACTTGTTCCGCGCCGTAGCCGTGGTCAATCAGGGTCTGGATAGCGGCAGGCTGATCCGTGATTACCCGCCTACCCCGGCCACGCACCACCTTGAGACCTGGCAGGTCCCGGCCATCCTCATACACGCGCTTAAAAGCGCATTTCTCGACGGCGTCACACCATGAGCGCAGCTGGGAGACCCTAGCTACCTCGGCGGCCAGCTCAGCATCATCCAGCAGCGGCGGCTCGCTGAAGTCTTGGCTGGTCAGGTAGTCGCGGCGGGCACGGCACTCACCAGCCACGGGGCACCAGCGGCAGGCCCCCTCACTAGGGGAGGCCAGCATGGAGCCCCGCGCAATCCGCTCGACAGCGGGCATTACCACGCCCTCACGCCAAGCCTCCAGCTCCCGCACAGGGAGGATTTCAGTGGAGAAACTCCCCAGGCGAGGCTGGATAATACTCATAGAGACGGTCTCTACGTCACCTAGGAGGTCCCCAAAGCACCGCAAGGCCCCTAAGCCGTATAGGCGCAGCTGCGGGTTACGGGCAGCATCCACGGGGACACCCCTACCATATTTCAGGTCTAGCACGTGGATAGCCCCCGGAGACACCACGACGGCGTCACCCGTCCCCCACACACCAGGCACGCCGGTGTCCATGCGCTGCTCCAGCAGTAGGACAGAGTGGGGGAGGCCGTCTAGTGCTGCACGCACCTGGTCCACATATTTACCTACGTGCCGCAGCATCTCGGCCTTGTCATACTGGGAACCAAACTCCGTGTCCCATTTGGCTAGGGCTGCTTTGTGGGCGGCCTCGTTGAGGTCGATCAGCTCATAGCGGGCCTCAATCTCCGCGAGCGCATGGGCTGCGGTCCCCTCCATGGCGTGCGGGGACGCTTCCTCGGGCCCTGCCTGGTCGGCTAGCGCCACACTGACAGGGCACTGGAGCCAGCGTACAGCCGCGCTGGGGCTCAACTGTGCGTGATCCTGGGGAGGCATCAGGCATCCTCGGAGGCCGGGACCTCGGGCAGGAGGCTAATGAATTTTTGCAGGGCCTCTACGCCCTGGATTTGGGATACCCGGCGGGCTCCGACAGCGGTCAGGGCCTCACGCACAGATCCGGTCAAGCCCGCCTGCATGAGGGCAACCGCGTGCAGAGCCGCCTGGTCCAGCAGCTCTTCCTCTGTGGGACCATCTCCAGCCACCTCGGCCTTAGGCTCCGGCTTGGCCTCGGGCTTAGCGGCCTCGGGCTTAGCCTCCGGCTTAGCGGCCTTAGGCTCCGGC